TACCTTGTTATTTATCAGATCGAAAAGTGGCATCCCATGCCGTTCAACGTAGTTGAACAACACCAAGGTATTTCCTTCCAAGTCACAAACAAGATTCCGAATGAACTTATTTCTACCCTCATGCTCTACGAGGTAGTCCATCTCCTGTTGGTAACTATCAAAAGATTTTCCGTTATGCTTCAGCAGAAGAACCTTGATCTCAAACTCAGACAGATGTCCCTGCCTAATCAAACTCTCAGTCTTGGTTACTTTATTGACAGCACCAAACACCCCCTCAAGAACAAGGCGGTTGGTGTGTGTACCATCCAGAGTACCTGTGAACCCAACGCGGTATTTGCAGTCATGAAGTTTGTTCATGATATTGGTCAGAGACTTTGCTTTGAAGAGATGTGCCTCGTCTCCAATAACCGCGCCGAAGTCGTTGAAGTAATTCTTTGGTAACTTGTAAATGCTTTGCCAGGTTGTGATCACCACGTCCTTCTTAGAGACAGGAGACTGACCACCATAAACCTTATGGCAGTGATGACTAGCGTTCCACCCATACTCCTCAAAGTCCTTGTGCATTTGTTCCACAAGGGATGTAGTAGGAACGACAATCAATGTCTTCAGATTTTTCTTCTCAAAGAATCTGGTGAGGGCATAGATCATTAAAGACTTGCCCGAACCAGTAGGAGATAGAAGCAACTTACGCTTGTGGCGAAGTGCCTCATAGATCCCCTTGTATTGATAGTCCCTAGGTTTGAAAGGAAGATTTAATGTTTTTACGAATTCTCCGACTCCTTCGGGTGTAACGAACTCATCCACTTCTGATGGAAGTCCGTAAAATTGGTTTTCCCGATATACGTATTCGTACCCCCGCTCTTCGCAAAACGAAGTAATGTAAGGGAGAAGACCAACATAAATCTCGCCTGTACCTGGGGAGAATAACTTGATTTTTCCATCCCAGAACCTCTTTCTGTAGGCAGACATGAACTTTGCTTGAGGCACGTCGAAGGTGAACTCGTCTGCTAATTCATACTGTACGTGTGGTTCACATTCAATTCTAAGATAGACTTCGTTCTTCTTCTGAATGATAACGTTAGATTTCATATCCTTTCAAAAACTTGGCAAACTCAATCGCGTTCTTGATGTGGAACGAACGATTGTTAATTGCCGTGAGAATGGTCTTGAGTGCCTCGACCATCTGGTTCAAATACTTTAGCTTTAGGACTGCCTTTTGATATTCTCCGTCAGATTCAAGATAGATTGGAACATCTTGTTTGAGGAGTTTGAGATGGAAAGGTTTTTCCGACTTCCCTGTGTAGTATTCCCACCGATCACGGTAGACTTGCTTTACACTCAGTTCCTGTTGATCCCGAAGGGTTGAGAACGAGTTGTAAAGACGTAAATATTTAGCGTGTAACTTGGGGATCGCTAGACTGTCATGATCTAATTTTTCATCATCTAATGCGGCGTCTTTTTGCCACATGTCATCAAGGGTTTCAAGATTCATACTTTCTTGCCGTCACTGTCTGTGATTTCATATAGAGTATACTTGAAGTTTACCTCTGCTGTGAAGTAGTTGACATCCGTTGCAGAGGAATCAAACTCAAGTGTTGTTAAAGATGTTGGGAAAATGTTGTAGAAGTTGATAACTGAACAGACGTTGTAGTTGCTGTTCAAGATGAGGAGACGAGCATCGCTCATGGTCTTCTCAAAATTATCTACTCTACCTTTTTCATCAACGGTTTCGATGTATTTTAAAAATTCATCTTGGTGTTTTGGATTGGTCAAACCTTTCAACCACTTGTAGATCTCGTAGTAGTTGTCCAGGTTTTCGTTGACCATGAAACGAAGGTTCAGATCACCATAAGATAGTTTGTCTCCAGGGACTGAGTAATCGTTTACTGGTGTTTGGATATCTCTAACTCCAATACTCACATCTGGAATAGATGCTGACTGGCAGAAGTAATCGACATGAGGTGTTCTGCCGATCACAAACTTAAATCCAATGGGGGAAAGGAAGTTTTGATTCTGAGGGGCAAAGAGAACGGAATCGTATGCCATGGATTTGAGTAGAGATCACTAGCTATTTATTTGCATTAAAAAAGAGGGGTCCGAAGACCCCTCTCACTTCCTTCACACGGATGTGAATATTATATCACATCAGGTTCTTAACGCGAACGCGGCGATAGTAAGCGTTAGCAGAGACGTTGCTGCTATGCTGAGGATCGCTATTGGTAAGTGGAGTCAGACCCTTAGCAAATGGGTTCAGGACCATGCCGTAGCGGGTCTTGAAGCCAATGCGAGGCTGGAAGGTGTCCTGACCAATTGCGCGATACATTTGGAGAGGAACATATGGGCAATAGAACAGACCTGCGTCATAAGCATTGCTGCCCTTGTAACCAACGACGTAATACTGATCGCTGGAAACGTTTGCCGAATATGGGTCGATGTAGACCTTGAAGCGACCGTTCAGGGTGCCGACGAAGGTGTTACCAGTGTCATCGACTTCGCCCAGACCACCAACAGCACCATTGATGCCGCTGCTGTAATCCAGAACGCCTGCCATTGCGAGTGCAGAAGCTACGTCAGCAGAAGTGATGATGACGTTGCCCTTCCCTCTACGAGTTTCTTGTGCGATTGCGTTAGCGTCGCGCTCGATTTGGAACAGGAGACCCTTGAACTTCTCAACGCTCCAACGACCGTTGGAATCAACGTCAAGGTCAAATACACCAGCGTTAGCAGTGTTTGCCTGAGCACCAGGCTTAGCGCCACGGTATACAGTACGAACTACTTCGCGGTTGATTTCAGCGAGGATTTCGGTGGACAGGATGTTTGCCAGCTCGCTTTCAGCATCAAGACCGTGGATTGCCTTGAGGTCTTGTGCCAGTTCAACCGAGTAATCGGCTCTCAGCGCACGACCCTTTGCTTCAACAGCAATACGGTCGATCGAGAATGCCATCTCGTTGAACTCACTACCGCTGTCACCAGCAGCTTCCAGGTTGGAAGTGGTGAGTTTGGAGGAAGCGAGGTCGTAGTTACCTTCGGTTGTACCACCACCAGTCGCATCGTTGATGAGACCTGGGTTCTTCTCGGTGGTTGGGGTTGTGGTTGCGCCCAGTGTACCAGAGAACTGTGCATCTGCTTCGTCGAAGAATGCTTCTGCGCCAGATGTGTTGGTGTACTGAGAACGCATTGCGAAGATCAGACCCGTAGGACCTGTCATTGGCTGAACACCTGCGATGTCATAAGCAATCAGCTTAGGCATCGAACGGCGGATCAGGCTGATCAGGATAGGATCAAAACCGTCGATAGCGCCCGAACCAGTGGTTTGGGTGTTGATAGGACCAACGTTGGTTGGTGCCTCGGTGAGGATACCACGCTCTTCGCGGATAGCCTTCTCTTGGTTTTCCAGGAGGATGGCGGTGACAGCCTTACGATAGTTGTCCTTGATTTCAGGAAGACCATCATGGTTAAGGACTGGCGACCACTTCTCTTGGAGGTTTTCTGCATTAAACATGCGTTTACTCCGTTTGTTGTTTAAGTGGGTTACAGTTTTATCAGATTCTCTTAGCAAGAGCAGCGACGTATGCGCTCATGGACTCACTAACAGTCTCTACTTTAGCTGGTTCGTCAGAAGAAATTTCTTCTGCGACTTCTACCTTGGGGTTGCCAAAGTAGGACTCTTTGATCTGAACCAGTTTCTCACGGTACGACTCTTCAGTTTTGAACTCAACTGCTTCAGCGAGGGAGGTGAACTTGTCCTTTTGGGTCTCAGCAAGACCACGGGTCAGTTCGCTCAAAATCTCATTTTTACGATAGGTGCTAACTCTCTCATGCAGTTGGATGTTCTTCTCAACCTGTTCGTTGAGTCGGGTCTCCATCTCATCTAATTTTTCGCTCATCTCAGCGACAACATCAAGTTGCTCAGTAGGAACGTTGATGTTGCTTTCAATGAACAAGCCTCTGAGACCTGCCAAGAACCCTTCTGCGATTTCAGCGCGGAGACCTTGCTCAATAGCAAGTTCGTTCTCCGACATCCACTCTTCGCAGGCGTAGTTCAGGAAGTTCTCAACACGACCAGCAAATTCTTCCTTGAGAGACTCAATCTCTTCAACGAGTTTTGCTTCGGTCGATTCCTTGATAGCAGCAACCTTTTCAGAAACCTTAGCAGTTACAGCGGCTTCAAAAACGGTCTTTGCTTTGTCTTGGAATTCTTCAGAAAGATCAGCGCCAGCAAGAACTGCAGCGATGTCTTCTTCTGCTACTACCTCACCCTCGGTCTCGACCTCATCAAAGATCTTAGCAGACAGAGCACCAGGCATAGCAGAGGAAGCGCCGCTAGGCTTGGTCTTTAAGGTAGAATCTTTTGTAGCAGTCACAGGAGCAGCAGCCTTTGCACCAGGGTTATCAGTACCTTCTGGCTTCTCTTTGCTATTGCTTGCAACTTCGGTGCCGTCATTTTTCAGATCGGACTTTTGAGGAGGAACAGCGCCTTTCTTGATGGCAGCATCGCCAGTGGCAGCTTCTTCCTCAACAACTTCTTCTTCAACCGCAGTGTTTTCTGCGATCAATTTCTGAAATTTTTCATCAATAGTAGACATTAGTGTGCTCCTACGGGATAATTAGACTGCGGTTTAATTTCTATATTTATTTATAAATCACAAATTTCTGAGGAAGTAATCGAATGCGCGGATCTTTCTTTCCATCAGTTCCTCACGAGAGGGTGCGGTATCAAGCGCCTGCTTGATTTGTTCGATGTGGACTTCCTTGAGGCGGTTGCCTTCCATGACCCATTCTTTTCCTTCGTAGATACCCTCAACAAAAGCATCGGGCGCGGAAGGATCTGCTACGATATCTGCAGCAGTAGCAAGAATGAAATCATCAGCGACAACAGAAGAAGTTCCTTCACGTTTGATGGAACCTAATCCTCTAGAAGATACACCGAGTTGTACCCCTTCCTCAAGTAAGTTCTTTGCGATCTTACCCATAGGGGTTTCAAGAAGTTTCGCTTTACCGATGAAGTTAGTACCTTCAGGATAAAGTTCCACAATCTTGTGAGACACACGATCAAGGTTGATGGTTGGACCATCTGGATGACCAAGTTCTCCGAGGGCACGTCCGCGCTTGACGAACTCCTCATTGTACTTGTTTACTTCACGCTCCATGGTTGCATACTTGTACATGCGACCATTGCGGTTAGTGATCTCAGTTTGAAGGAAGATGCCTTTAATAAAGGTATCTTTCTTACCGTCGCTTTCTTCGGTAAGAATCTCAATATCTTCAATCTGTTCCGTGATCAGTTTCATCTGTTTCCTCTTGATCGGTTACTTCAGTCTCAGTCTCTGCCGTTGTTTCCTCCTCTTCCTCAACTTCGGGTTCGCCTTCGTCGGGGACATGGGGGAACATCTTTGCAGCAACTGTTTGTTTAGAAGCGTCAACTGCCATAGCAGCTTTCACTTGTAACATGTCTTTGAGTTTCTCAAGCGCATCTGCTTGATCATTATCCCAAAGCAAATCAACGATTTCTCGCTCTTGTGTTGCCATAATGTTAAGATGTCTGTAATTTATTTAGTACCGTTACCGTTTTGAGGTTGTGGTTTTTTCGCTTGTTGGATCTGAACCTTCTTCATGTCCATGTCCAAGTCCGCGCTTTGCTGATCACGATCAAGGTTTGCTTGGTCAGCAGCGACCTGATCTAATGGATCAATGACCTTTCCAGACTTAATATCATTTGCCATCTCCGCGTCAATCTCTTCGATCTGAGTTTCAGTCTGACCAAGAATCTCTTTACGGATATATTCTGTAGAGAAATACTTACCAACGAAAGGATCCATTTGAGCAATGATTTGAAGTTTCTCATTCATCATCTCAAGGTTCTTAAGTTCCGTGAAATGATTGTCGTAGAGATAGTCGTACTGGACATGCTCTTTCATGTCCTCCCAATCTTCAGGTGCAATGACGCCCTTGAGGATCAGTTGAGTTTTGAGAGTGTCTTGGAAAAGATCGCTGAACTTCTTACGTAACTTTCCAACAAATTTTGTGAACTTTAATTCGTCTCTTGTGATCTCGGAGGAGCGTCCAAGATTAAAGGACGTAGCAGAATCAAGTCTTCCCGCAGGAACATTCAGTGCTTTGTAAAGTTTTGTTTGGAAATATTGCACGTCTGTAAGCTCTCCGAGGTTCTGACCTCCTGGGAGCGTTGTGATCTCCGTGCCACGACCACCTTCTCTACGTGGAAGCCAAAAGTCTTCCAGCATAGACATGTATTTGCGGTCGTCACGGATCTCCCCAGTATTGGCGTCGTAAACTAACTTGTTACGATAACGACCCATTACC